CGAGTTGGTTGCGGAAGCAGACAGCGTGGTCGCTACCGCCGTAGAGGAGTAATACCTGCGAGCCATCTTTCCTACTTCCGGTAGTGAACGGGCGTGTTGCGCTGATCCCTGAATCGAGCCAGCTCTTCAGCGAGTCGCTGCTGATACAGGGCATAGATCGTGCGAGCCACCGTGGAGGCAGAGCCGATCTGCCGGCGCTCATCAAAGAAGCCTGCCTGGACCGACGAGGGATCCAGCAGGGAGACATCAACGGAGGACACAAGTCGTGCAGCAGTACCGAGAGCGACGACATCCCGGCACGACGCAGGCAAGCCCGCTGTAGTCTCCAGAGTATCCGCTGCTGCTGACAGCGCAGTCGGATCCTTCAGGTACTGAACCTGCACAGTCCTGCCAGGAACAATCGAATCCCATAGGTCAATCGTCTTCCCGCTGGCGAACGCCGAGGTGTTGGCGTTCGGATCAAACCTCCATCGCTTCACCGGCTCCCAGATCCTGCTAGGTCCGATGATCTGCCAGGTGACCTGCTGCACCGCGTAGGTGCTGGAGGGCAGTTCATAGGTCGCTCGTGCTGCGACGAAGGTGAAGGTCTCCACTCCCGTGGCCTTCAGCTCTACTCCGATGGAGGCGATGGTGTCGTTGATGGCACGCTTCACGAAGTGCCGAGGGAACAGGGGATTGAATGTGACTCTGGCATTGTCGCTATGAGAGGCGGCAGTGGACCCGTCTACGCCACGACCCCAGGGCTGCAAGGCCACGGAGTTGTTGGTGATGGCGTCGATGTAGACCAGTTCGTCGTCAATCTCTGCACGGCCCATGCCTAGGCGTCCACCGTTGTCCACATCAAAGGTGGTGGCTGAGGAGTCAAGAGAGCCATTCAGGGCTGTCACTGATTCCTGCGAGCGGACGTATCCTCGGAGCATGGAGATCGTGTCATCCACGAGTTCATTGAAAGTGGTCACACATACTCCTCGGTAACGGTGTATCCCTCAGCGATCAACTCAGCCTTGAGGTCGTCGTCCACGATGTGGTCACGACCACCCGCTAGGTAGATGTCTGCCGTCAGTGTTCGTGACAGGTCAGGGTGGGAGATCTCACTCCACACGCCGTCCTCCTTGAGGACGCTGACGCCTTCGTACCTCTTCTGGAATCTCCACCCAAGCTGGATTGTGGGTGGCCTGAAGATCCATCCCTTACGGGTGACCTGAGGGTCACCGAAGTCATTGGAAGGATCAATGGGGCCAGGGATGATGAAGACGGTGGCGAGAGTGTCTGCATCACCGAAGGCAGCGGTAGAGGCGATGCCGTCTGGGTACATGACAAAGGAGATCCTCGGCTCACCGAGGTCGCCTGTGCCGGCATCAATGCCGTCAGGGTTCATGGAGATGAACGCCACGGCAGTTCCCACAGTCGCCGTGGACGGGATGCCCTGAGTCGGGGCAATCCGTACATTGGCCTGAGCGGTTCCCAGATCGCCGGATGAGGTGATCGAGGAGACGGTAATGGCTGTCGTGGTGGCAGGGATGCCTACGGCACCTGTGCCTGCATCAATGCCGGTTGCAGTAATACTGCGTTGCGTCTTTGCTGTACCCAGGTCACCCGCAGGAGCGATCCCGTCAGGTGCCATGGAGCCGACACCATCAGTGCCACCCAGGGCAATGACGGGTGACTCTGTGATGTCCGTAATCTGGACAGTCACTGAGGCTCCTTACAGGCTGAAGATCTTGTTGGCACCCGAGTCCCACACGACGGTGATGTCGCCACCGGCAGGGACAATCGGAACGCCTGTGCCGGTGTCAATCCAGGCGATGACACGCTGGCTGGAGGACGCAACGTCCGAGCCGCCACCGACAGCGGAGGACTGGAAGATCAGCAGGGAGTGCTGATTGGCATCCGTGGAGGGGGTCGTGAACGTGACATCAGCAGCGTCAAAGACGCCGTTGGTCACATCCTTGCTGGACAGGCCAGCAGACGTTGCATGCAGGGTTGCACCAGCACCCGTCACATCCGAGACGAACTCGTGAGACGAGCTGTAGGTGTAGCCACGGACCAGGGCAACCTTGATCACGGCGGTATCCAGGTCGATACTGCCGTCAAGGAAACCTTCCTTGGCCTTAGGGAAGACTGCGTTCGCCACCTATATCTCCTTAACTAGCAATCTGAGCCGCTGCTGCGGCAGGGCCAAGGCCCGTGGTTCCTGCCAGGGCATTGAGGCAGGCAGTGATACCAAGACCCGAGGTGGAGTTCTTGGCGTTGAGGGCACCTTGAAGGTGCAGGCCGCTCGTGCCAGCCCAGGCATTGGCTGCACCAGCGGTGTCGAGGAAGGCATCAGGGGAGGGGTAAGCCGCTCCACCGTTAGCCAGTCGATTCAATTCAGCGGTCAGGCTCCGCATCAGAAACTCACAATCTTGTCTGTCTTGGGCGAGTAGTGAGAACCGTTGGAGAACGTCTGGTCAGTTGCGTCGTAAGCGGCCCCGGCTCGCTCACTGAGATTCATGGCCTCGCGGATGGCCTTGGTCGTGGTCCCTGCCGGCTGAACGCCGGCTGCTCTAGCCTCCCGGTAAAGGGCTAGTTCCCGGTCGTTCTTCTTCTCCGCAGTGGCATCCAACCCAGCAGCACTCTTCGCAAACAGAACGCGCAGGCCAGCAGCCCTTGCACATTCCCCCCACGTTGAGTGATCCTGCGTCAAACAACTGCTCCTGCAAGTCAATTCCAGTCCTTTCGTGCATGCCCAGTAGGGGCCACCCCGATATATGAGTGACCCCTACTGGAACGAGTGCTATGCAGCGTTGATCGAGCTGGACGACTCGATGCGGTAGAGCGCGGCCTCGCGGTAGCGAGCCCAGCCCAGAACGCCGTACCAACCGATGGGACGGGCACGCATGAGCTTGTCCGTAACCGGACCAATCACGGTGTGCGGCTCTTCAGCCACAGCCTCGGCAAGCGCCTGCTTGCCGGTGAGGATCGTGCGGAACGCACGAGCCGAGGAAGCGCCGTCAGTAGCGTTGTACATACGCGGCGTCTCAATGAAGTACGCACCCTCGAACGTGCCGATGAAGCCCGGCCAGAAGTTCTCCGACGCATCGTACTTGTGGAGATCTTGGAACCCACCGGATCCAGTCTCGGCACGAAGGTCGTGCGAAACCTCAGGGTGGATGTAGCAGGCGTACAGGCTGCCCATACGGGGCACAGCAAGGCCAGCACGAAGCTTAGCGACAGCCTTGCGGATGTCAGCAGTCGTGATGGTGTCCTCAGCGGCAATCTCGTTGGTCGCCGTCGGGTCGGTTGCACCGCCCGTGGCGAACAGGACGTTGCTGCCACCGCGCAGGGTGGTCATGGCAACCGCATCAAGCGAGTCAGCCATGTTGTAAGCGAGGATGTCAGCCGCAGCCGGATCAACGTCCGACAGGCTGAACAGGCCCAGCTTACGGGTGAGCAGGGCAGCGTTGCCGTACTCGTTGAGGGTCACCGAGACCGTCGAGGTGTTGCTCATCGCAACAGCATCGGGATCGACGTTCTCAGTCAGGGTGCTGGTCGCCTGCGCCAGATCGGAGTAGATCTGGAAGACAACGGACGAACCAGGCATGGCCTGCTGCACAGGACGCTTATCAGCGATGTCACGGATGAGCGGCTGTGAACGCAGGGCCATCTCAACGTAGCGGTCATACGCGGTCTGGACGAGATTCGTCAGGCCGGTCTGATTGCTGATGGTCGCAGTACCAGTGTAGGTATTCGCCATTGTTGAGATTCACCACCTTTCACATGGTTAGAACGGAAATTGACTAAACAGTCGGCCCGTTCGGGTTGCCAAAGATCAGGCGATTGAGTTCCTCGGGCGAACTTGCCGCCTGGATCATCGCGAGAATCTGTGACTCATCACCCGTAGGAGCCTCGCCCGCGTTCACAACCTCATTCATGCGCTGCAATTCCGGCGGCATCTTAATACCGGGCTGATCACCCATCTGCTCCTCGGACGTAGCCTGACTGCCAGCCTGGTTCGGGCTGAACAGGTCGCCGCGCTCATCGAGCCAAGACGTAATCTGATCCTCAGTAGTCAGATCGCCAGGAATCAAGTCAGCGATCTTCGGGTTGTAACCGCGAGACGAGAGAACGTCTGCGACAGAACGGTTTCGTGACTCTACGCGAAGGGATGCCAGTTCTGATTCCAGCTCCTTGACGCGCTTGGTAGCGGCCTTGTGGGCCTTGCGTACCTGTTGCAGTGCGCCATCGTCGTACTCATCGAAATCGTCATCGAGATCGTACTCATTGTGGGCCATATGCCCTCACCCTCTTCTCATCCGTGGAAGTCGCCACCCACACGCATACTTGGGGGAGCCATGCGTGGCTGTGACTATCGGTCTTGTGACGCGCACCGGGGCCGATCGATCCGGTTGCGGAGTGGAGGTGACGGGAATCGAACCCGTGTCTAGGTCTGCTGCCTTCGTGAGGATTTACAGTCCTGCTGTCCATTCACCCCCGAGGCGGCTACTTGCCGCCCGTGTGAACCCTGTACCACTTGTAGTCGTCGCTCATAGATTCCTCTTCACCGACAGAGATGTCGAAGCAACGCCGCTCGACCCAGAGAAGCGCGAACGCTCCCGCTTCGCACGCCTCTCCGAGGCAAGCGACTTCTGCGTATCGCCGAAAGCAGCAGCAAGAGCATCACCCTGGTCGTACTTCTCGGCATCAATGGCGGCGAGAGTGGTCTCGCGATCTGCTGTTCTGCGTGCCTGTCCAAAGGTGCCCTCCAGTTGGGCCATGGTCCCGATGCTGAACGGATCCACCGTCTGACCGATGCTCGTGCCGGCCAGAGCCTCCGAGGCTGCCCTGTCCATGCTGAAGCCGTACTTCTCCGCAGCACCACCGATCTGTGCGGCCCGAGCGCCTGTGCGAATCTGCTCCTGGTTGCGAGCCGAGGCCAGTTGCAGGCCGTTCTCATCGGTCAGGCCCAGCATGTAGGCGGTCAGATCGCCGTCCGTGATGTTGTAGTACTGCTTCAGTTCCGCAGCAACCAGAGGGTTGGCAGCCTGCTTGGCTGCCACCACACGCTGCTCCACCTCATTGACTGACAATCCTGCGCCAATGAGGCGGGCGTAGTCGTCGTAGTTGTCGTAGTAGGTCTCAGGCAGCCCGTAGTTCTGCATGACGTTGCGGTAGGAGGACTCAAGCTGGATGTATTCAGCCTCAGAGATGGCCTGCCCTCGTCCGATGAGTTCTGCCATTCCCGCGAAGCGACGCTTGTAGATGTCCGTGTCGCGGAACTTCATTAGAACCGCATCAGTTCCCGCATCGGCGTAACCCTGCTGGATCCATCCATCA